CTACGCTTCCTCACATACGAATTCTGGACCGCCGTTGTGGCTGATCATGCCGCGCTTCGCCTGTTCCCGGCGCTTGGCGTTTTCCTTGCGGGTGACCATCTCGACGTGATCCATTTCCGGTCGCACGCAAAGGCGGTTGCGGCAGGCGTGGTCGAGTTCTTTTTTCCCGGGGATGTAGCCGTGCTCGTTGGTCCACATGGCGATGTGTACTGCGACGGTCTGGCCGTCGAGAGACATGCGGGGGTAGCCCTTGCCTCGACCGTTCTTCCCAGAATTAGGGCCGGTCCACTCCCAGCAGCCTGTTACCGGATCGATGCGGACCCGGGACATGATCTTTGCGCGGATGCGATCACGACGACTGCTCATCCTCGGCGCCTCCAGGCATCAAAGGCATTGCGCAGACCCTGCCAGCGGGCAGCTGCGGCCGCAACATCGTTCAGCTCGCTGCGCGAGCGGAGATTCAGGATCGAGCGGACCTTTGTCGCGGCGCGATCGTCAGTGAGGGGCTTCGCCAGGCCGTGGCACTCCTCGAGGAATTTCTTGAAGGCCGGCTCTGCGCATTTCATCGCGCATTCTGCGGCATAATCTTTCGGCTTCTGCTGGCGCTGCGGAGGTGCGTGGCGGCGCAGCTCGGAGACGAGGGTGCGATACCGGCCGGCGAGAGCGTCATAGGTCCCGAGCAGCCAAATTAGATCATAGGGCGCGTTCAGTACCATCTCTCTGTCGACGATCGGCGCGTCGGCGGCGATCGTCGCGATGAGGAAAGTGCCTTCGCTGCTGGCCGCAGTCAGGCAGAGCCGGCCGCCATCGGATTCAATGCCCCAGTCCGGGGTCGCGAGCGCGACCCGATTGCGGATCGCGTCCATGCGCTTCTGCTGCGGGGAGGGCTGCGGGTTGCTCATCAGCGTACCTCGTCGCGCAGCGGGCGATTGGCGACCTGGAGGAGTACGTCTGCATGGCAGGGTGCCCCTGGCCTGCACCAGCAGGCGAGATTTTTGCCACGCAGCTCGTGCACGTTCTCCGCTACAAATCGACGGGTGCGCCCGAGCGCCTCGATATCGGGGCCGGCGCCGACGCGCAGCAATCCTGCGAGCAGTGCTTTGTAGAGGTCGACGCAATGGGAGGCGTCGCCGTGCTTGCCAACAACGAACGGGTTTCCCCATCGGCCGGGGCGACCGACGTGCATGGCTTCGCGGCCGTTGATCGATTCGGAAAGCGCCCGCAGGTCGAAGCCCTTGCGGCGGGAAAGCTGGAGGCGAACAGGCGTCGTCATTCGGCGGTCTCGCTGTTTTGGATCTCCCTGATGATCTTAGCCTTGCGGAAGGCGCTGGCGGGAACGCCGCGGCGGGTGGCGGCGAGCTGGCGCGCGCTCCCGGCGTCGCTCGCGTCGAGATCGAGGGGCGCGATCTCCGGATCTTCGAAATGGATGCGGAATGGCAGGAGATCAGGCATCGAGCTTCTCCCCGCGAAAGCCGGCTGCTTCGTTGACGCACTCCACGATGAAGAGCGCGATCGCCAGGGTGAGATCATGGCCGTGCAGGGCGGCAACCGGCACGACGCTGGCGCGCTGGTGGCGCGTGGCTGCATCGAGGCCGACTGGAACGGCGAGTGGCTGGGGCATCAACGGCCCTCCTGTGAGAGCCGCTTGTCGAGTTCCGCCACGGCGCGCACTTTCAGCCTCGCGGCTCGGGCGGTCGGAGAGCCCTTGCTGTTCCCAGCAAACGCAGAGGGCGATGACTTCGACGAGCTCGCCGGAGGGGGCTTTCGTCTCATCGAAACGGGCGACTTCGAAACGGTCCATGGCTTCGCCCTCAGATCTTCGCGTCGGACGCGTACTGCCATTCCTTGCGGAAGGCCGTGGTTCCGGCCAGCGCGGCGGACATCAGGAATGCGATCGAGAGTGCGAGGATGGCGCAGGCGAGGAAGAAGCGATTGGGGATCGCTTCGCGCAGCGCCTTGTTGTGTCCGGTGAAATGCTCAGTCATGGCCAGAGGCTCCAGAGCAGGATCAGATGAGGGGGGAGAGAGTGAAGGCTTGGCCGGCGAGCGCGCCGCGCATGAACCACAGGGGCAGGGGTCCACGGCGACGCGCCCTCTTCGCCATGGCGCTACGCCGCGCGGGCCATGGCGGTGGCGAGTTCGGTGGCTCGCTGGCCGAAGAGCTTGACCTGTCGTTCCGAAAATTTTCCGGTCAGGATCAGATCTCGATCTGTGCAGCCCTCGCCGATCGAGCGCATCGTCTCGGCCATGCGCTCAATGGTGTTTCTGGTTTGAATTCCGCCGTTCGGTTGCATCCTTCGTCTCCGGGTTCGAGGAAAAGACCTCCGGTGGCGAACTGCTTTTCCGCGCCACTCCACAAGGGAGGAATGAACGGAAGCATAAGGCGGAAACAATTCCGCTGTCAACTATGAAGGCGGAAAGATTTCCGCTGAATCAGACATGTAGCGCGCGGAAACGAAAAAGCCCGGCAAAATTGCCGGGCTCTTTGCTGGGACTGATTCGGTCATTAATGACTAGATTCCGAATAGCTCATTCATGGTCAAAACCTTGTGATAGGAGATGATCGCTTCGTTTTTGATCTCAATCTCGGCTGGCGGGTTGTGTTTGCGAATGATGAGGGCCTCGCCGGTTCGCCGGACGTAAAGGCCAATCGTGGCCTCTACAGTTCCGTCGGGCTCCTCGTCGCCAATGCGGCACTGAACCACTACAGCGTCGCCGGACCGCGCCGGTTTGTGGGGGTGGACATACACCAAATCCCCCTGCCAATACTGCGGCTCCATCGAGCTGCCTTCAACGTACAGGGAGTAGATGTCCTTCGTGCCCATCAGCGCAGGCGGCCGCCGCACGTAATCAATCGCGTCACTGGTCAGTTGAAAGGCTCCTCTATGGTGTGACCCGGCAGCTGTGCCGAGGACGGGCACATCTTTCGGCATTGCAGAGTTAGTGGGCAATTCGATATTGGCAACCCGCACCTCCTGTTGAGGTTGCACGGGCTGAGATGGTCCGCTGTCCTGGCCAGTGAGTAGCCATTGCTCGGAAACTTCAAGTGCAGGAGCTAACGCCGAGAGAGTTTTCCCAGTGGGAAGTTGGTCTCTGTTTGCGAGCAGCTTGCGCAGGGTGTCTTTCGAAAGGCCCGCTTTCATGGATGCTGCCTGCGGGCTCAAATCCATAATTCTCAAGCGTTCTTTTATGCGGTCGTGAATTGTTTCCGTCATGTGCGGAATTCTATCCGTGCTAATGGTGACTTGTAAGGGGAAAAATTTCTGTTGACTAGGCGGAAATGTTTCCGCATTTTCCGTTCCTATGACGCTTCGAGAACAACTCATCCTAGTCTCCGACGAGTTCGGTCGCGCCCGGGGGATCGGCAGGCAGCGCGTTTCGACGATCGTGCTTAACCGTGGCTCAACACTCGATTTACTCGCGCAAGGCCGCAGCGATCTGAACACCGGCACGTTTGAGCGCGCGATGATTTGGTTTTCCGAAAACTGGCCGGAAGGGGCTGAATGGCCCGCCGGCGTGCCGCGCCCTGTCTTTCAGACGGAGGCGGCCGAATGAATTTTCCCCAGCAAGGTACCGGTTACCTCCTCCCGACTGGCGACCTTGCCACTTGGCAGGGACGCGCCCGATTTCGGCGCGTCCCTGTCTCTGTTTTTCCCTCTGCCTATCCATGCGGCCCTCCGTGATCTGATGGGCTGACCCTACGCCGCCGGCGCGCGGCCTTCACGGAATCCTTTCGGTTGATTTTTTCCTTGACCCAAACTCAGAGGTGTTTTCGTGCGTGCAATTTCTGACGAACATGCATCCATCATCAAGGCCGCAACGGCTGCGGCTTACGAGGCGCTCGGCGGGGTGAGCCGGGCAGCCGAGGCGCTCGGAGTCGCTTCCTCGACGCTCACCAAATACGCCTCCATGGGCGAGGAATGGCGCGACAGCTTCATCCGCCTCGATCTTGCCGTCGAGCTAGACCGGCGATGCGATCACCCGTTCTTGCTTACCGCCATGTCGCGGATAGTGAAGGACGAACACGTCTCCAGCTTCGGAGTGGTCACCGCCAGCGCAGTCCTGCGCCTCGACGGCGTCCTCGACGATGTCGTACGTGCGGTCGCTGCGGCGCTCGAAGATGACGATCACATCGACGCTGCGGAACGACAAGCTATCCGCAACCGCATCGTTGCGGCTCAACAATATCTGGCCCGCCTCGACGCCATGATGATGGCGGGTGCCCGCTGATGCATGGCAAACCCAAGAACTCGACCATAACGGTAACGGCCATCTGCGCGCTGTTGCCGGACGACCCGGAAGCAGCCGTCAGCGTCGTCACAGTTGCCTGCGCTGCTGCCGCCATCACGGCCGGGCTCGACGACGAGGCAACGGTACGCGGCCTGCGCGCGGCGCTCATATCCATGCGGGAAAACGGGTTCGGCGACATTGGTCGCAAGGGGGTGCACTGATGGAGCGCGCCACCCTTTCCCCCACGCGCTGGACTGCCAGTGGGCCGGTCGGGACGCGCTGCATCGCGCTGTTGCGGCGGGTGCGGGCGAGCGGCGACGCATACACGCTCATCCGCAACGTCGACCGTGATGCCGTGGTCAAGGCGCTCGCCGCCGGCTTCGTCGCCTGGGTCGGCCGTAGCCGTGAGGTCGTTCGGCTGACGGCGAGGGGCGCGGAATATCTCGATCGCCTGGCGAGGGTGGAATGAGGTTTTCTGCCCCGCCCTTAAGTTCCTCCGTGCCGTCGTCGCTGGCGGGGGCCCCGCCGCTCTCGCACCAGGTCCTCGTCGAGCGCGTCCTGACGCTCTGGCTCCACGAAAACCGCGACACGCACTCGATCGCCACCGAACTTGGTATCGACGGGGACGAGGTCTGCAAGATCATCGAACAATCGGAAGGAAGAAGGCCGTGAGCGATCAGCTTCCGAAGCTTGGGCCGAAGGCGCGCGAGATCGTCGACGCAGTGTTGCAAGCGGGTGTCTATCGTGCGGAGAAACAATCCGATGTCGTCGCATGTCGCAGCCTGAACGGCCGCGGGCTGATTGGTCGTGACAAGAAAGATGGTACGGTCTGGTATCCGACGGCAAAGCTTTGCGAGCTCGCCGGCGTGACGCCGCCGGAGATCGGGCAGGGGGGCGAGGGCGGAACCGGCGCGCCGGATTCTCGGGTTCAACCCGAGGAGGGCGCCGATCGCCTCCCTGCGCCGGCCGAGATCGATGCTTCGCCGACGGCGTACCTGCCGCCGCTCACGCGCCTGCCGCATCATCCGCTCGCCGCTCTTTTCCCCATGCTACCCGACGACGAGCTGCGCCGCCTCGCGGGCGATATCGAGGCGAACGGGCAGCAGGAGCCGGTCTGGCTGCTCGACGGCAAGATCCTCGACGGGCGGAACCGCGAGGCGGCTTGCCATCTGGTCGGGATCGACGCCTGGACGAAGGAATACGAGGGCAAGGACCCGCTCGGCTTCGTGCTCTCGCTCAACCTGCATCGCCGGCACCTGACGGAAAGCCAGCGCGCCATGGTGGCGGCGCGGATCGTCGATTGGGAACGCGGCATCAACCAGAGCACAGCCGGGGATGCAAATTTGCACGCCCGCGAGGCAGGGCGCCGGCTTTCGATTTCCGAGCGCGCGGTCAAGGCCGCAAAGCGGGTGCGCGACCACGGTGTCGAGGCGCTGTCCGATGCCATCCGCGACGGGCGGATCTCCGTCCATGCCGGCGAGGCTTTGAGCCACCTGGAGCGGGCGGCGCAGGAGGAGGCGCTGCGGCTCGAGGAAAAGGAGATCATCCAGCGCGCCAAGGAAATTCGCCAGAAGCGGCAGGAGATCCGTCATGCCGTGCGGCTGACGCATATGGCGCATGTGGCAGAGACCGGCTCGTCGACTGCGGGCAAGGTTGGCCAGAAGTTCCCGGTGATCTATGCCGATCCGCCGTGGCAGTTCGGGGTGCGCTCGGAAGTGACGGGGCGCGAGAAGAGCGCCGAGAACCATTATCCGACCATGCCAACGGATGCGATCTGCGCGCTCTTCGACGAGATCGGGGCGCCGGCCAAGGCGGATGCGGTCCTCTTCCTCTGGGCGACGAACCCGATGCTGCCCGACGCATTCCGCGTCATGGCGGCATGGGGCTTCACCTATGTGCACCACTGGATCTGGGACAAGGAAGTTGCCGGAACCGGCTATTGGGGCCGCGATCGGCACGAGCTGCTGCTGATCGGCAGGCGCGGCGACCCGGTTTCGCCGCTGCCCGGCTCGCAGCCGGAGACGGTCTATCGCGAGCGGAAGGGCAGGCATAGCGCCAAGCCCGATTACTTCGCCGAGCAGATCGAGCGGCTCTATCCCGCCATGCCACGGCTCGAAATGTTCTGCCGCAGCCCGCGCCCGGGCTGGACGGCATGGGGGTTTGAAGCCGCGACAGAGGAGGCAGCTGAATGACCTCCATGCTTCCCATCATCGAGGAACTCGCCGATGCGCCGGACCACAAGGCGCGGGCGCGCTGGCTGCTGGAAGTGCCGCTCGCGGTGATCATCCGCGACCAGGTGACCATCCACCGGCTGCTCTCTGCGGCCGGTTTTCACGAGGGCCTTGCCTACTTCGCAGCCGAGATCGCGGCGCTTTCGGCGACGCGCGGCCGGGACGGGCTCGCGCCGAACACAATCCGCATGACGCGGGAACACGCCCGCATTGGAGTTCAGATCATTGCGCGCGGTGGCGCGGAAAAGGGGGCGGTTCTATGATGAAACTAGTACGCGACAGCAATGCCAATTTCCTTGGCGGCTTCAACAAACGCCCGGCGCGCCAGGTAAGAGGGGGATTGGCCGATCAAAACGTCGGCGCACGTCTGCACGGCAAATGTGTAAGCCAACCCTTTTACTGCCGGCCATCGGTTACTCAACAATGTGGCGGCGCTTCGCGTCGTCGCGACACTTTCAATAAAGCCTGTGTCCGGCAAACGGACGAGCACCGCTTCACTCCACGGACCGACATTCATGGCGAGCCTCAATTGCGCGATGCTGCCCAAACGTTCCGTCAGTTGAATAGTTCCGGCAGAGAGCTTGTGAACACATCGTTGGCCCAAAGGGCGGCTTCACGGGGCGTAGAATGAGCCAGGAAGCCACAATCCGACGCGGTGTGCGCAATGCACGCTATGCGGCAATACCGAACCATGTCTTTGAGGATGCGCGGCTGTCGATGGAAGCAAGGTGGCTCTTGAGCTACCTGCTCTCCAAGCCAGACAACTGGACCGTCGTCATCGGCGATATCATCAAAAAGGGCAATTGCGGGCGCGACAAGGCTCGCAAGATGATCGCCGAGTTGGTCGACATTGGTTATGCAGAGCGCGAACAGCAGCGCGAGGACGGCAAATTCGGAGCTTCAGTGCTCGTGATCTTCGACGAGCCGCGCTGCGCCACGGCCGCTGAAAACGCGGCCGAAGCGTCTGGTGTTGCAATTCTACCGCAGACGGATTTACCGGCGACGGCATTACCGGCGCCGGTTTCGCCGGCGCCGGTAAAATCGGCACATAGTAATAACTCAGATTCAGCAAATACTGATTATCAGAATCTGAGAGAGGGCGGGCGCGATGCTCCGGAAGATGGGCAGGAGCCGGAAGATCCGAGGAAGATCGACGCTGCCTTCTGGGCGCTGGTGAAGGATTGGCCCGGCTTCGCCGGCATGCCGAAAGAACCGGCGCGGAAAGGTTGGTTCGCTCTGACGGCTGACGAGCGCCGGGAAGCGTCCGAGCGCTTCGCGCGGTGGCTGCAGCTGCTGAAGGCGCAGAAGAAATCCCACACCCCGGCACCATCGACCTACTTCGGCGAAAAGCTCTGGATGGATGTTCCTGCGCAGGATGAGGCGGCGAAACCTGCGAACGCCATGGCTGCGCCGTTCGGCAAGCTCTGGTCGGCGACGCGGATCGCCGAGCTGCTGCTGCCGCCGTCTGGGATCGTCGCTCCTCCGACGAAGTTCGAACAGATGCAGATCGACGCCGGGCAGGTGTCGCTTGCCGACGTGATGGCCGAGAAGCGCATGCGGGCAGGATGGCCGTCGGTGAACAGCATGCAGGAACGGGCACGCTCGGCGCAGGGCTCGATGTGCCCGCTGGCGCTTGAAGAGGCGGGGCAGGGCTTTCAGGCGGTGAAGCGTGACGGCGATCTGCTTGCCGCGTGGCAGCGTGAGCACAAGCGGCGCGGCTGGCCCTTTCCGGAAGGGCGCTTGCCTGAATGGGTCTATTTCCCGGCGCTCGAGGGCGAGGGCGATCTCGACTTCCTCGTGGCCGAAGCGGTCGAGCGCTACCGCGAACGAATTTTCGATTATCTCGCGAACAGGAGCAAAGGCGATGATCATGCAGCGTAGCACGTTTGACGGAAGCCCGATTGCGCTGCAGGGCCATGATCGTTTCGCCGATCGGATGCGGAGAATCAGCGACGGCCTGCTCGACGAGGGCGCGCTCCTCACGGCGAATCTCCGAATCAGCGGCGGTAAAGCCCCGTGGTTTGCGCTTCGGGTCTGGACGGGCCGCGAGAAGACTGTGGAAAAAAGCCTCGATATCATGGCCGTACGGTCGCTCGTACCGATGCGGAAAGGGCCGGATTTGCGCCGTCGCGGTCGCGTGATCGAGGGGCAGATGATGCCGGTTATCCATGGTTATGTTCTCGTGCAGATGATGGCGCTGTCCGAGTATCTCGCCGGATTGCTAGGCGTCGAGCATGTGATCGATGTGCTTGGCGGGTGCGAGCGCCCCATGCGCTTGAGCGACAAGGAAGTGAACAGATTCAATGGCCTCGCTCGCAATGGTAATTTTGATTGGGAACGCCCTGTTGACCTGGTGGTGAGGGCTGGAGAACCGGTCTTGATCACAGCAGGCCCGTTCTGCGATAGGAGGGCAACCGTCATCACGCCGAGCAAAAAAGGGCGTGGCGACGTGGTGGTCTCGATCGACTTCATGGGCGGCGAGGTGCCGGTGACAGTGCCTCTTGCTTTGCTCAAGAAGTTGTGAGAGTCATCTTGCCATTGGATGAGCTGATGATCCTGCAGTGAGCCTCTGAGAACGCACGAGAGTGCGGGGCGAAAAGCCCGAGGTCGGTACACCGGTCAGCCCCAGCCCTGAAAGCCTCGAAGCCGAGGCAACCGATTCAGGGCAAGTGCGAAAGCTATGACCAGATGACAGGCGGCCGAGAGGTCGCCTTTTTCGTTTAAAGGATATGGACATTTTTCGGAGCTTCTGATGATCGATGCTCAGATCAAAGTCGATCTCCAGCAGTTCAATCGATCCCTGACGGACATCGAGCGAAAACAGCTTCCCTATGCCATCATGCTCACGCTGAACGAGACGGCCAAGGGTGGTCGCCTCGAAGTCCAGCGGGAAATGGAGCGGGTCTTCGAGCGGCCAACGCCTTACGCAAAGCGTGGCGTTGTATATGACCGCGCATCGCGGCAGAACCTGCGGGCGGCGGTTGTTGTGACCGGCGACCGGACGAAGGGCGGCTTGCCTGCGACGGCATTCCTCGGGCCGCAGATCGAAGGTGGCATGCGTACCCATAAGGCCTTCGAGCGGCAGCTCGTCGACCGCGGATTGATGCAGCGGAACCTGGTGGCGGTGCCAGCAAAGCGGGCGCCGCTCGATCGCTACGGCAACATGACGCAAGGCTTTCTCAACCGCGTGATGGCCGACCTGCAGATCGATTACCGTGGTGCTGGTGCTACCCGTACCCGCACCTCGTCGTCGCTCAAGCGGAACAAGAACTACAAGAACGCGCGGTTCTTCGTGCCGAGGCAGCCTTCGCACCTCTACCCCGGCGTTTACCAGCGAGACCCGGCAACGAACGCCATCCATCCGGTAATCCTGTTCGTACCTCAGGTCTCCTATCGCGTCCGCCTTCGCCTGCGTGAAGTCGTCGAGCGGTACGTGGTCGCCAACGTCCACGATCATTTCGCCGTCGCCTTCCAGCGGGCGGTGCGGACGGCCCGATAGGCCGCTCCGACGGTTCACGGGTCCTTCCTGGCATCCGCCGGCCTGCGGGTATTTGGCACGGCGGAGGCTGTCCAGTCTGAGCGATTTTTTGAAGCCTAAAGTCAGAGCCTAAACTAAAGAGCCGGGCTAAAGAACGAGCGTTCCTAAAGATGAGCCTTGCAGCTGACATCATGACGAAGAGCGCGTTTGCGGCTCATGTCGGCGTCAGTGCCGGGCGCATCTCGCAGTACATCGCCGAGCGGAAGATCTTCGGTGATGCGCTCGAAGGCGAGGGGCGGAACGCGAAGATCCGCGCATCGGTTGCGGTCGAGCAGCTGCGCAAAACCCTCGACCCGTCGCAGCGGTTCGGAGCGAACGGCGCGGCGACGCGATCGGCGCCGGCGCCGGTTGCTTCCGAGCTGTCGTTCGATGGGCCGGAGAAGCCGAAGGCGCCTTTAAAGCCGCCCGTCATCGCCGACCCGTTTATTGACGAGGTCGCGGCCGAGAAGCTCAAACAGCAAAAGATCACCACCGCGCGCATGGAGCGCGAGGAAGCGCTCGAGCTCGGACGGTACATGCTGACCGACGATGCTCGGCGAGAGATGGTCAAGGCCGTGGCCGAGGCGTTCAAGGTCATGGAACAGGCTATCCCCGAGATGGCGAAGGCGATTGCCGCTCAGTTCTCGGTGTCGACCCATGATGCGACCCATGTGCTGCTGAAGTCCTTTCGGGACCACCGAGCCAAGAAGGCGCGCGACTTCGCCGACGCAGCGGCCGAGTTGGAGGAGCATGTCGAGGACGAGCAGCAATGACCGTGCTGTTCAATCCCGAGCGGCTCGCTCTCAGCGTGCTTGCCGAGATCTGCGAACCGCCGCCGGCAGTCGATTATCTCGACTGGGCGAAGCGGAACATCGTGTTCTCGGAACGCATCACGGACCATCCGGGGCCGTACAACGAAGACCTGGTGCCGTTCTTCTCGGAGATCCTGCGAGCGTTGTCGCCGGAAGATCCGTGCAACATCGTCAGCCTGGCGAAGTCGGCGCAGATCGGCGGTACCATCTGCGCCAACATCTTCACGCTCGGCTCGCTCGACATGGCGCCCGGCGATTTCCTCTATGTCCACCCGACCGAGGAGAACGCCGCCCGCTGGTCGAAGACGAAGCTGATGCCGCTGGTGCGCGAGATGCCGGCGGTCGCCAAGCTGTTCTCGCAAAACAGCCGCGATGCGAGCAACTCGGTGCTCTACAAGGAACGCGTCGACGGGCGCGGCGCCATCCAGGCGGCCGGCGCCAACTCGCCGGCAGGCCTGTCGATGATCTCGCCGCGAAAGCAGGTCCAGGACGATCTTGCCAAGTGGCAAATGAACGAGGCTGGTGATCCGGAGGTGCAGGCGGACAGCCGCAGCAAGGCGTTCTTCAACGGCAAGATCTTCAAGATCTCGACGCCGATGGTATCGCCGGGCTGCAAGATCACGTCGAACTATCAGGAAGGGACGCAGGAGACCTACCATGTCCCCTGTCCGCACTGCCAAGAGCTGCAGGAGCTGCGCTGGGAGAACATGCGGGATCACATCGATCCCGAGCATCCCGAGCAGGCGCATTTCGTCTGCATCCATTGCGGCTGCGAGATCCACGAGCACCATCGCGAATGGATGGTGAAGCCGGAAAACGGCGCGAAGTGGGTTGCCAAATATCCGGAGCGCGGCCGCCGCCATCGATCGTTCCGCATCTGGATGGCCTATTCGCCTTTCGAGCGCTGGGAGAACCTGGCGCGCGAGTGGCTGACGGTCCAGGCCGGTGGCCCGGAGAACCGGGAAAAGGGTTCTGGCGCCGAGCAGACGTTCTGGAATGACTGGCTCGGGCTCGCCTTCGAGGCGGACAACAAGGCGATCGACTGGGAAGTGCTCCGCGATCGCGCCGAGGACCACGGTTTCCAGCGCGGTGTCATCCCGGCCGAGGCGCTGGCGCTGGTGCTCGGCATGGACGTGCAGGGCGACCGCGTCGAGTGGCTGCTGGTCGGCTACGGCAGGAATCGGTACCGGGCCGTCATCGACCACGGCGTCGTCGACCATCGCGCCGGCAGCCACCTGGCGGACGCCAAGGAACATTCCGGCCATATCTCCGAGCCGGAGGTTCGCACCGCCCTCGATCGGCTGCTGCAGCGCGAATGGCTCGACGATGCCGGCCGCAAGCGAACCGCCGACCGCGTCGCCATCGACGGCAACGCCTATACCGACGACGTCTGGAACTGGGTTCGCAAGCATCCGAAGTCGCGCGTCATCATGGTGCGCGGCGGCAATACGGAAGCCGCGCCGCCGATCGTGCAGACGAAAGAGTATGACCGGAAGGGCAAGCCGAAGAAGCAGAAGTGGTCCTCCCGCTTCTTCACCTTCAACGCCTCGGCCTTCAAGATCCGGCTCTACCGGGACTACAAGAAAGACGATCCGGAGCAGGCGGGCTATATCCGTTTCGCCCGCGGCTTCGGCGACGATTTCTACCAGCAGGCGACATCGGAAGCCCGGGTACCGGAGAAGACCCGGAGCGGTCACACCCGCTACGTCTGGAAACTCGGCGAGGGCAAGCGCAACGAAATCATCGACATGCTCAACCAGAGCCTGGCCGGTGCCTATCGCTGGGGCGTGCCCTACTGGACCGACGAGGAATGGGACGCGATCGCCGATCGCCTCGGCCGCCTCGAAGCGCCGCAACAGGGCGATCTCGAGGATCATCTGAACCAGATCGCCGTCAAGACCGAACCTGCCGCAGGCCAAAGCGCCGCGGCAGAACAGCAATCGCCGCTCGTCGCCGCCGCCCTCGCGCGCGCCGCCCGGGCAGCGCAGCGAAACCGCTAGGAACATCCATATGGCACTGACCGAACAGGAACGCGCCGTGCTTCTGGCACGGCTCGACGAAGCACGTGAGGCCTTGCACCAGATGGAGCTTGGCCGCGCCGAGATCTCGCTCAGCTATAACGGCGAAAGCGTCACCTATGCCGCGGCCAACATCGGCGCGCTGCGTCAGTACGTCCGCGACCTCGAGGCGAAACTCGGCCTTCGCCGCTTCGCCCGGGCGCGCAGCCGGGGAGTGATCTTCGGATGAGCGGCGACGTCACGATCCTCGGCCCCGATGCGAAGCCGCTTTCGCCGGCAGTTCGTGCCGCTGCCCGCGTGCAGGTTGCGAGAAACCGGCTGATGGCGTCTTCGGCCTACCAAGGTGCATCCTACGATCACCCGTCCTTCGCCAAATGGCGGCCGGGCACCTGGTCCGGGCAGTCGGCGCTGACCTGGTCGCGCTCCGAGCTGGTCGACCGGCTGAACGACGTGGCGCGCAATGACGGCTGGGGTGCCGCCGGCACCTCGCGCCTCGTCGACAACATCATCGGCTCGGGCTGGACGCTTGCGGCGCGGCCGAACCACGTCTCGCTCAACATGACCTTTGAGCAGGCGGAGGAGATCGCCGACAAGATCGAGGCCCTGTGGCGCGATTACACGCAGGACGTCGACAAATGGTGCGACGCCGAGCGGACGAAAACCATGGCCGGCGTTCTCGGCCTTGCTGCCCGTCAGCGGTTTGGTCCCGAGGGCGAGGCCTTCGGCGTCATCGTCTGGCAGGACAATGCACCGTTGTTCCAGACGGCAATCCATGTCGTCGATCCGGCCCGGTGTTCAAACCCGAACGGGCGCATGGACGAGGAGTTCCTGCGCGACGGCGTTGCCATCGACGGATACGGCGCACCGGTCGGCTACCACTTCCGCAAGTCGCATCCCGGCGAGTTCTTCGCCGGCAATACCGGCCTGTGGCATTGGGAGTATGTCGATCGGGAGACCGAATGGGGGCGCCCGATCGTCGTTCACGCCTACGAGCAGAAGCGCGCCGGCATGACGCGCGGCGTTTCCGACTGGGCTCCGGTCATGCGGTCGATCAAGCAGTCGACCGACTACGAGGACTATGAGAGCCAGGCGGCAATGCTGAACGCTGTCATGGCTGCCTTCATCGAAACCCCCTTCGATCCGGAAGAGATGCTCGAGGCGATCGGCGCGGATTACGGCAATGACGGCATCGCCAAGCTCTTCGGCGAAATGTCGGCCGCGCAGAAGGCCTATTACGGCGCCGCACCGATCGATTTGCCCGGCGTTCGTATCAACACGCTGCAGCCCGGCGAAAAGGCGACGCTGACCAAGCCGGAGCACCCGAACGCCAATTTCGAGGCCTTCGTCAATGCGGCGCTGCGCAAGGTCGCGAGTGCGATCGGCGTCACCTACGAGCAGCTCACCATGGACTGGAGCCAGGTGAACTATTCGTCGGCGCGCGCGGCACTCCTCGAGATCTGGCGCGGCTTCACCGCCAAGAAGGGCGGCTTCGCCTCGCAGTTCATGGCACCGATCTATCGGGCATGGCTCGAGGAGGTGTTCGACAAGGGCCTGATCGAGCTCCCGGCGGGAGCCGTTCCTTTCGAGCTGAACCCGGCAGCATGGTGCCATGCGGACTGGATCGGCCCCGGCCGCGGCTGGATCGATCCGCTGCGCGAGGCGCAGGCTGCCAGCGAGCGGCTCGCCGGCAATCTGACCACGCTCCAGCAGGAAGCGGCCGAGCAGGGGCGGGACTGGAAGATGGATGCGCAGCAGCGCGCCCGGGAACGGGCCTTCTACGAACGGCTCGGGCTCGATCCAGATCCTGGCAAGCCCGAAGCCAGATCGCAGGCGAGTGCCGCTCCGCCAGCCGAGCCCGGCGACGAGGCCGAGGAAGAGGTCAACGGACGGACCTCGGCGCGGCGCCATCCTGCCGGCATCCCGAGGATTGCCAGAAGGAAAACGGCATGAGGAACTATCCCGAAATCGCCAGTCGGATGTTCGGCACGCCGCTGATGCTGCATCCGTCGAAGGGCGACATCATTGCGCGGGCTTTCGGTCCGCGCGTGCTTGGCAGTCCGGACGCTCCGGCGCACGTCGCCGGCGGCGAAGAGATGGGGCTCCTTGGCGATAAGCTGCGCAATGCGACCGACTGGGACGGAGAGCGCATCTACCCCGGTCCGGATCTTGTCGCGTCCGGCATTGCGCTCATCGAGATCGAGGGCTCTCTCGTGAACAAGGGCAAGTGGATCGGCAAGTCCTGCGGCATGACCAGCTACGAAGCGATCGGAGTGCAGGTCCGGGATTGCATCGAGCGCGACGACATCAAGGCCGTCGTGTTCGAGGTCGACAGCTATGGCGGCGAGGTGACCGGCGCCTTCGATTGCGCCGAGCTGATCTTCGAGCTTTCGCAGGTGAAGCCCACCATCGCGGTCCTCACGGACCATGCCTGCTCGGCCGGTTATCTGCTGGCCTCGCCCTGCCGTCAGCTGGTCATTCCGCAGACCGGTATTTGCGGCTCGATCGGCGTCATCTCGATGCATGTCGATATGAGCGCCTGGCTCGCGAAGGAGGGCCTGAAGGTCACCATCCTGAAGGCCGGCGAGCACAAGGCCGACTTCAATCCTTACGAGGCCATCCCGGACGATGTGCTTCAGCAGGAACTCGCCGAGCTCGAGGAGCTTCGCGTCGAATTCGCAGCCACCGTCGCGCGGTACCGCGCCGGCCGGCTGACACAGCAATCCGCTCTCGCCACTGAGGCGCGGGTCTATCGCGGACAGAAGGCGGTTGATGCCGGCCTCGCCGACGCGGTTGCACGCCCTTCGCAGGTTCTCGAAGCCTTCGAAGCTGAACTGAGCCGGACAGCCGGCTAACCCCAACATCAACTGGAGACGACGAATGTCGAACTTGACGCGTAGCAGCGCGCTCACGCGGAGCGTGCTCGCCGCCATTAGCGGCAAGAAGGGTTCCCGGCTGGAAGACGAGCGGCCGGAAGACGAGGACGTGCTCGAAACCGAAGAGGAGGACACCTCCGCCGAAGATAGCTCTTCCGATCCGGAGAGCGAGACCGAGGAAGAGGACACCAGCGCCGAAACCGAGGGAGAAGAGACCGACGACGGCAAGACGTCTGCAAGCACCGTCCGCCGCGCCGAGCAGGGTCGCATCCGCTCGATCCTCATGCATCCGAAGGCCGAGAGCAATCCCGGCCTCGCCGCCGAGCTCGCCTTCGGTTCGAGGTTCTACTCGGCCAAGGAAGCGGGGGCGCTTCTCTCGTCTGCTTCCGCCGGCGGTTCGCGCCTTGGCGGTCGCATGGCCGGAAAGAGCCCGACGCTCGGCGCCGGCACACCGGGCGGCGGCAAGGCCACCGAGAAACAGGCGGTGATCTCCACCGTCCGCTCCACCATCCTGGCCCGTCACGGCCGTAACCGGAAGGATTCCTGATCATGGGAGAAGCAACCTTCGCCCCTAACGACCTGCTCGTTTCCGACGTGCCGGTCATCACCCGCAACATCACCATCGTCAGCGGTCAGAACCTCAAGCGTGGTGCTGTCCTCGGCAACATCACCGCCTCGGACAAATACACCCTGTCCGCTTCGGCCGCTGCTGACGGCGCGCAGACGCCCGCCCTGGTGCTGGCGACCGATTGCGATGCATCCGCCGGCGACGTCGTTGCCGCGGCTTACGCGAGCGGCGCCTTCGATTCGACGAAACTCATTCTGGGCGCCGGACACACGGCCGCTACCGTCGAGGCCGCGTTCCGCAAGGCAGGCGCTCCCCTCTACGTGCGCGTCCTGAAGTAAGCCCGAGATTGAAAGGACACCACACACATGGAAGAACTTCTCCTCTCCACCGCGGAACTCGTTGCGGTTCTGCCGCCTCACGATCGCCCGGAAGCATTCCTGCGCGATCGCTATTTCTCCACCACGGTCCTTTCCGACATGGAACAGATCGTCTTCGACAAGATCCTGCCCGACCGTGAGCTCGCGCCGTTCGTCCATCCGGACGTGCCGGGTAAGGACTTGGCGAACCGCGGCTTCAAGGCGACCAGCTTCACGCCGGCCTACGTCAAGCCGCAAAATACGCTTCGCCCCGGCGGCAACATGATCCGCATGCCGGGTGAGCCGATCGGCGGCCGCAACTCGCCGGCGCAACGCTACGCCTATAACCTGGCGACGATCATCGACGACCAGGACCAGCGGATCACGCGGCGCGAGGAGTTCATGTGCTCGCAGGTTATCCGCACCGGTCAGGTGATCGTCGAGGGCGAGGACTATCCGACCCAGACCGTCAACTTCGGCCGTAATGCCGCGCTGACGATCGCACTCGCCGGCGCAGCGCGCTGGGGCGAGGCCGGCGTCGACCCGATGGACGATATCGAGGCGTGGGTGCAGCTGCTTTCCGATACCAGCGGCTTCACCGCTCGCGAGGTGCTGCTCGGCCCGGGCGCTGCGGGTCTCCTGAAGAGGTCGCCGCGCTTCCTCGAGGCGCTCGATAACCGGCGCCAGGACGGCGGCATCATGCAGCTGGGGCCGGTCAGCACCGGCGCGGAGAACAAGTATTACGCGGTTCTCGGCACCATCGGCGAGCTGACCTTCATCCAGTATTCGCAGCCCTACACAGTTGGCGGCGTGCGCAACAACTTCTGGCCGTCCATGGGCGTCGGGATCTTCGATCCCTTCGGTTTCATGGGCCACTTCGCTTACGGCGCCATCCTCGACAACGACGCTCTTCTCCCGATGGAGCGCTTTCCCGACATGTGGCGGGAACGGAACCCCTCGCGAACCATCGTCCAGACGCAGGCAGCACCGCTTCCGATCGCTCCGGAGCCGGACGCCAGCCTGTTCGCGCTGGTTCGCTAATCCCTAACCCCGTGTTCGTCTGCATATCCGCCAGTTTCTCGCCGGCGGATATTGGGACTTGAAAGGACGCTCCAATGAGCAAGAAAACCGAGCAGTTCAATGTGACCGTCAAAGTCGGCAAGAAATCCTACGCACCGGGTGAGCCGGTTCCGGTCGGTACCGGCGGGATCACCGCCGAGGAAGCGGAAAACTTCCGCAAGAATTTTGGCGCCTTTACCGCCGGTCCCGACGCCACGTCCGCGGCACCCGTGCCTTCCGTCGATCTCGACAAGCTTCGCGAGGCGATCGAGAAGCTTTCAGCCGACAACGACAAGCTTTCGGCCGACAATGACCGGCTGACGGCGGAGCGCGACAGCGCGATCGGCGATCGCAACACGCTGCTGAAGCAGAACGAGCAGCTTGAGACCGACAATGCGACGCTGGCTGGCGAAGTCACCAAGCTTCAGGCCGAGATCGAAAAGCTGACGGCTCCGCAATGACGCCGCGGCCCGCCATGTTCGAAAGGATGGGGCCGAAGTTCGCCAAGGCCTTCGGCAATGCCGACGCCGTGTTCACGGTCGACGGTGTCGCAAGGCCCGCCGTGCGGGTCATCCTGCGCGTGTGGCGGGAAATCGACCTGGCAGAGGAGCAGGAGCAGGCCGTCGAAGGCACCACCCATCTGCTCGCCGTGTCAGCCTCCACCGTGCCAGGTCTCGCCAGCCAGCGTGACAGCGTCGCGATCGGCGGCGTCACCTACCAGGTCATCAACATCGACGATGATGCGCGGGCCATGCTCCGCATCTCGCTTGCCGGAGACATCTGACCATGAAGACACAGGAACAGGAGCAGGCTCCGGCCGTCGCGGTCGATCCGATGGAGGACCTCTGCCAGGCGCTGTTCTCGAAGGAAGAGGGCGCAAAGAAGAAGGCCGCACGCCAGACCGCCGGCGCCATGACGCAGCGGCCGTGGCCGCAGTTGCCGTCGCGGCTCCGATCGGCGATCCGCTCCGACATCGGTCGCTTGCTCGACAGTGGCAAGGCGCGCGCACAGATTCTCGAGGCGGGCTATTCCGCGGGTATCGTGAACCAGACGCTGCGCGACCTCGGCCGCTCGGTCGCCTGACATGGCGCATCTCCGCAGCCAGATCTTCGCGGCCGTTATCGCGCGCCTCTCGGCCATTCCGGAGTTCTCCGGTGCTGACAAGGTGAAGCGCGGCCGCAAGGGCGCCATCCCGCAGGAGAAGTTGCCGGCCCTCACAGTCACCTGGGCCGACAGATCGGAGACTTTGATGGTCCGACCCTCGTCAGGGCCAGCCGGCGAGGACGGTTATGATCGGTCCCTGCCGCTCTCGATCGTCGTGCACCTGCGGGACGATGAGCCGGAAGAGGAATTCGACCGGCTTTGCGTTCTGATCGAGGCTGCGATGGCCTCGGACATCACTTTCGGCGGACTTGCCGTCGAAGCGCTGCTGCAGTCGGAACAGTATTTCGTGAACCCCCAGACCGGCATCTCCCTGCTTGCCGGTTCGCTCAATTATCAGATCGCCTACAAGACGCTCGCCGCCAATCCGGAACAGGCTGCGCTCTAAACGCTCTGCATGCCGTTATCCCGAAACCGCTGCACACTTTCGGGCGGCATGCAGTAGCGCAACCACTCCCACCAGCACAAAGAGGACTTTGCCATGGCTCTCGGCCGTCAGCTTACGCTCGCCCGCTCGACCGGTGCAGGCGCCTTCACCCTGGCCTGCATCACCGAACAGCGATCCCTCGAGATCAACAACGAGGAAATCGACATCACCAAGCCGAGCTGCACCGATCCCGGCAGCAAGCTCACGCTGGCGCTGATGTACGGCATCCAGTCCATCCGCTTCAGCGGGCAGGGCGCCTTCGTCGATACTGTCACGATGAAGGCGGTTACCGCCGATGCCGTCAACCAGGTCATCACCGAGTATCAGGTCACCGTGCCCGGCGTCGGCACATTTGAAGGCGACATGCTCGTCTCGATGACCTTCTCCGGCGACAAGACCAACGAGCTGCAGGCCGACATCCGTTGCGCCATGACCGGCGCTCTTACCTTCGTGCCGGCTGTCTAAGCGGAGAGTTCCATGTTGCCTGCCAATCCATTGCGCGGCGAGGCGGAGGTTCGCATCGGTGCGATCGACTTCCGCATCGCCGTCACTTTCTCCGGGCTCGCTCGTCTCTCCGATGCGATCGGCGCCCGCACCCTCGACGAGCTTTACGGCCGTCTCCTCGGCTTCGAGCCGAAGGCGGTTGCCTGCGCCGTCCGCTGCCTGATCGTCGCGGATGACGAGGATCATATATCGGCGCTTTCCGCGAAGATCCTCGACGACGGCAATATCTCGGCCGCCGACCAGCTCGCCTGGCGCGAGGCGGTCGAGAAGGCGCTGTCGGCTCACATTGCTGCCGGGACAGTGCGGCGGGACGAGCGGACGGCTTCGCAGATTGCGGGAGACGCCGTCCTGTGAAAGCCCGTAAGCCCCTCCTGATCAAGGATCATCTCAAGTCGCTCTACCGGATCGCCACCAACCCGAAGATGCTCGGCTGGTCGCCGGAAATGTTCTGGAAGGCGACGGCGGCGGAATTCGAGATGACCGTGGAGGGGCTTTCCGGGAATGTCCGTGGCAGACCGTTCATTTCGCGCGAAGAGGTCCGGCGCATTGCCGCAGAGCATGGCGTTCGCCCATCGCTGAAGGGCAGTCCGAACGCGCGGACGATCGGCAGTTGATCAGCTTGGTTTCACCTAGTCGTCAGTCTTGGCAATAATGATGCCGAGCGCCGCGCCGACGACGCCGAGGCCGAAGGAAATGGCGCCGACAATCTCATTCATTGCAGATTTCGCTGCGAAAGCGACAAGTACGCCGCCGAATACCTGAAGAAGGCCTAACACAAAGATCGCGACCGCCACATTTCCACTCCGCTGCTGTTGAACGCAACAAGTTGCACAGCGTGAGTGAAAGTCAACTGGTGGACGCGATCTTCTCCATAATTGAGGTCACCAATGAGCCGTCCCGACATTCCCGTCACGATCTCCGGTGATCCGAAGGGCTTCGAGTCCGCGCTTGTCCGGGTGCGGGCACTCTCGAAGTCGACGGCAACTGACGTCGTTGCATCCTTCGGCCGGATCAAGAACCTCGTGGCCGGCGGCGCCGGTCTCGTGACCGGGCTTGTCTCCGCCGCCAGCGTCACCGCATTGCGCGATGCAGCGGGCGCGATTGCCTCGATCGGCGACGAGGCGCGTCGGGCCGGCCTCGACGTCAAGAGCTTCCAGGAGCTGAAGTTCGTCGCCGAGCAGAACCGTGTCGGCGTCGACGCGCTGACCGACGGCATCAAGGAATTGAACCTTCGGGCCGACGAATTCATCGTCACCGGAGGCGGATCGGCGGCCGAGGCTTTCCAGCGCCTCGGCTACTCGGCCGAGGACCTGAAGCAGAAGCTCGAAGATCCGGCTGATCTCTTCACCGAGATCATCGGTCGCCTGGGCGAGCTCGACAAGGCGGCACAGATCCGCATCATGGACGAGATCTTCGGCGGCGCGGGCGGCGAACAGTTCGTGCAGCTGATCGAGGCGGGTGAAGCGGGCATCCGCGACACCATCAGGGCCGCGAACGACCTGGGCATCGTTGTTGACGAGCAGATGATCCAGAAGGCTGCAGACGTCGACCGCAAGTTCAACATGCTTGCGACGACGGTCGGCACGAAGTTGAAATCCGCCATCGTTTCGGCGGCTGACAGCCTAGCGGAATTTATCGACGGCTTCCGTGATTTCCAAAACCAGATGAACAGCACGCTTCAGGGCAGGCAAGCCAAAATCGGCGAGCGTCAGCTCGAGATCGAGAATGAAATCCTCAAGAAGAAGGAGGCGCAGGCTCGACAGGACGAGAAGCTCTCCGATGTCGCCAGGAAGCTTGGTTTTGAAAACAGTAAGAACGCCAACCTTGCCGGCTACACCGGGCAGATAGAAGCCCTGAAGGAAGAGAGCCGGAAACTCGCCGAAGAAGAGGCGAAGATCGTCAATATCCTGAGCGATCGCCTCCAGCCGATGAACCGCCCGGCCGAGAGGACCTGGACGCCGATCGATACTGAAGAAAAAGGCGGCGGCCGGTCCAAGAAAGTCTCGGAAGCCGGGAAAGAAAAGAAGGCGATCGACGACGTGATCGCGTCGTTGCGTGAGGAGTTGGCGATCATCGGCCTCACCGACATCGAGCGGGAGCGGACAATTGCGCTGCGCGAGGCGGGTGTCGAGGCGACCTCGAAGGAAGGCCAGCAGATCTCGGCGCTCATCGACGAAAAGTACCACCAGCTCGCAGCTGAGGAGGCCTTGGCCGAGCAGTATGAGCGCAGCGAAGAAGCGGCCGAGCGAATGGGGCAGGTCCTCGATGATCAGCTCATGCGCATCGTCGACGGCAGTTTCGATGCGAAGGAGGCGATTGCGGCGCTGCTCACCGAGATCATCAATGTCCAGACGAACGGGAAGGGGCTCTTCGGTTCGCTGTTCAGCTCCATTTTCGGCGGTGGTAGCGGTTTTGGCTCCAACTTCGTGCCGACCACAACGCTCGGTGACTTCCTCGGCTATGGCGGTGCGCGCGCTGGCGGCGGTGATGTTTCTCCCGGGCGCATCTACCGGGTGAACGAATATGAGGACGAGTTCTTTGCTCCGACCAGCCACGGCCGGATCATCGCGCCGAGCAAGCTGTCCGGCGCGGCGGCAGACAGAGAAGGCGGCGGCGGGCGCACCGTCGTTGAGATCGTACTGAGCAAGGATTTGTTGGCCAGCATCCTCGAGCAGACCGGCAATCAGACCGTGCGCATCGTGCGCAGCAACGAGGAAGCCCGGACGAACTATCGCCTGAATGGCGGGGAAGATTTCTGATGGCGTTTCTCATTTCTCTCCCGAGCGTGGTTTACGGCCAGGTCGCGTTTGATCCGGTTCGCATCCGCGATACCAACCGCATGGAGGGCCGCCGCACCGAGACGGCCTATTCCGGCGCGCCATATTGGGCCGCGTCCTATTCCGCATCGAAGCTGACCACGGCCGAGGCGGCGCTGTTCGACGCCTTCAACATGGACGCGAATGACGGCGGTGTAATCGCAGGCTACGATGCGCACCGGCCGCGGCCGATCGCCTATCAGGGCAGCAACCCGCTTTCCGGCGTGAAGGCGGGTGGCGGTGTATTTTCTGGCGACGCGGTGTTGCAGTCGATAACTGACGCCAACACCATCGTCGTCTCGGGCCTGCCGGCCGGCTTTAAGCTCGCCCCTGGTGACTATGTCGAGGTGCGGAAATCGACCTTCGTGCGATCGCTGCACCGGATCACTCTGGCCGCGACGGCAAGTGCTGCCGGTGTGGTTACGCTGAAGATCCGCTTTGGTCTCGACCTGCAGGTGTTCACCCTGCCGTGCACCGTCCATTTCGAGAAGCCATCCTGCATCATGGAGATGGATGCGGGGAGCTTCAGCCTGCCGAAGACCTGGCCGAACTATAATGTCCAGTTTACCGCAACGGAGCTGTTCCTCTCATGAGCATGCTATCTCCCGAGGTCGAGGATCTGATTGAGAGCGGCGAATTCGCCTTACTCGATCTGATCCGCTTCGATCTGCCCGGCAAAACGGTTGGCTATCACCGCGGCGGCCGCAAGTTCACCTACAATGGCTTGCTGTATCTGCCGAACCGCTATCTGCAGCCCGGGGATCTGGTGAGCGCCGTCGGCGTGGCCGTCACCACGCGGACCATCGTCTTCTCCAATATTCCGGTGACCGATCCTGAGGACGCGGTCGCGAGGATCGAGGAGTTCAACTACCAGAACGCGCCCGTCATCATCACCGCGCTCACCGGCGAGCCGAACACGAGCAACGTCGTCGGGGTGCTGGTCTCGACCATCTACGAGATCGACCAGGTGCGCTACAACGAAGGTGCGGTCTCCGGCTCCGAGCGGACGCTGACGATGATGATCGATCTGCAGCCGCCCGGACGCTCGGCGCGCGGCTCGACCGGCGTCAAGCGCTCGCAGGCCGAGCAGCAGTTCGACAATAATCCGACCGATACGGGCCTGGAGCACGTGGCGACGAATGCGACCATCCCCGAGGAATGGGGCCAGGTGTCGCGCTGATCTCGATCTAGATAAGCTGCCTCCGCAGGCCGGAGAGGTCGATTGCGCTTCGGCGCGCTTCTCCGAGATCGGATACCGCCATAGTGTCCACTCAAGCGTGGCGGACACTATGCACACCAGCATTGTGTCCGCCACGCTTAAGCCAAACGAACGGTTTCGATCGGCCCGACCGTATTTTCCAGAGCTGTTGTGTCCGGGATTGTCAGACTGGCAAGAGCGCGGCGATGGTCTTCTGATAAAGATAGCGGCAACGCGGGCACGTCAAAACGTGCCCTTTAGCCCGAAGGAGACTGACATTGCCTCGAACGTGGCCCCGGCATAATCCTTGCGGAATTCAATTTCGCCTGTCGCGAAGTTGTGACGTTCCTTGTCCCCGCGGCTGTGAAACACCCGCTCGAACGAACCGGACAGATAAAGCGAAGCACCGGGCGTCACCGCATAGCTGACGGCGACATTGGCGCCGATTGTCGGTGCCGGAGACATGTCATCCGAAAAACGCAGGTTGCGCAGCCAATGGTCGTCGATGCTCTTGATGCCGAAGCTCAGACCGGTCTGAAGGCCGCCGCTGATGGTAAGATCGCCGAGGACGTGTTCGCCGCTCAGGCTGAGGAAGCCCACCGGAATTTTTTGCCGGTAGCTTGCGCCTCTTTCCCAGTCTAGCAATTCCCAACGTTTATCGCGGAACGTTTTCTTCGTAGAGATGCCTGACCCGCCATAGGCGGTCCATTTGACGTCGGTATAGCGCATACCAGCGCCGACCGCGATACTGCTGGTGTCGTTGCCGTAGATGATCCGGTCCAACTCGATCGCTGCGGCGACATAGTGATCGAGTTCGGTAAGCGGGTGGATTGAGCGGTCGCTCCAGTCTTCGCGCTCGATGATCGTCCAGTCGTAGTCAACCAGGTGACCATTGCCGCCGGTGCCGACTTTGACGCTGCCCTTCAAGCTCCAGTCGTTGTCGATCTGCCCGTCGACGCCAACCGTGAAAAGAGTGACTCCTTTACTCTCCCAGTTCAACTGGCTGATCTTGTGGTCGCCGACATAGAAAAATTCCTGCGCCTTTATGTTGGCGAGGCCGATATCGCCGAAAACGACGACGTTGCCATCGTCGGAGGAAAACAGAGCGTTGTCTGCGGCGGCGAATGATGGGGCACCGTACAGAAAACAGGAGATCGCTACGGATCTGATGGAGACGCGCTTCATAGCTGACCGCGTCTTTCGTACAGCGCCTCCGTCTTGAGCCTGAGCTTCTTCGCCTCGGATCCCCTTCGTGTCAGACTTGCCCACTTGGCAAGCCGCTGGTGTTGAGGGACCGGTGTCGTCCTGCCGTTGCGAGGCTGGCAGCTTCAACGCCTTTAGGGAATGGAAGTATTCGCAGACCATTTCGTTGTCCTTTGCTAGGAGAGTGATCGATTCGCGGAGACAGTGGAGAGCGCGGCCATTAGGCCTGCCAATGGATAATTGATAGCTGCGCCGCGCGTGCACGCGATCCAGAGTTCCTTGCCATGGCGCTGAATGCGCTCGGCGCGTTATCTCCTTTTCATAGAAGCGCCACCTACAGAATTCAAAACCCGAATCCTTCCATGAATTTGAACCTAGTCTAAATCATAGAGTATAGAACGGCTACGGAACGCTTAGGGGACAAAGCGGGTCCGCCTCCTGCCGTCCATACCACTCCTTCAGAGGCAGCCCATGAACCGCTTCCGCATCGTCGAAGCCACGCTCACGCGTGAGCTTGCGAAACCTTATGCCTATGGATCGGCCGATTGCTTCATGCTGGGCTGCGCCTTTGTCGATGCGCTGACCAGTTCGTCGATCGCCGACACGTACCGTGGCGCCTACCGCACGCTTGCCGGTGCGCAGCGGGCGCTTCGCCGGCGCGGGCACACGTCGCTGGTGAGCTTCTTCGCGGCCGAACTCGGCCAGGAGCCGCAGGGCGGGGCGGAAGCGCGTCTTGGCGATCTCGTCATCCTGCGTCTTGCCGATGGCGCCGAGCACGTAGGCGTCTGCCTCGGCGCCCGTTTCGTCACCAAGACCGAACGCGGCCGGAGCGATCATGGCCTCGCCGACGTCATTGCAGCTTTTCACCTCGGATAATCCATCATGGCAATTTTTACAGGTATCGCCACGGCAATCGCTGGCGCGCTGTTCGGCGGTTCTGCGCTTGCCACCAGCCTGATCGGCGGCGCGCTCGCCTTCGGCGCGAAGTTTGCTGTGGGCAAGCTCACCCAGCAGAAACAGGGCAAGCAGAAGCACACGGCCGTCCAGGGCGAAATCCAGTTTGGCGGCGACGTGCCGGTCGGAACCCTCTATGGTGTCGGCAAGACCAAGGGGCAGCGTGCCTTCTATGCCAAGTGGGACAAGGGCAACAAGCGCAATGCCGAGGTCTTCATCCTCGCCAACGGCTGGTGCGACGGGCTGGAGCCGTACGTCTACATGTATGGCGAGAAATACAATCTCGTGGCGCAGGCGACGATCGGCAACGAGGTCGCACGCTATGGCGTCGAGCGCTTCATCGACGGCGACGGCAACAGCGCGATCTCGATCCGCTTCTACGACGGCCGGCCGGGTCAGGGCGTCGACCAGCGCCTCGTCGACGTTACGGCCAACCTCGGCAACAAGTGGAAGGCGACCAGTAAGCTTTCGGGCATGTGCTATGTCGTCGTCGAGCGCTACTATCACCTCGAATTCTTCCGTGACGCCGGCAAGGGCAAGCCGGACATCGATTTTGTGCTGCGCGGGCTTCGCGAATACGACCCGCGTAAGGACTCGACGGTTGCCGGTGGCTCCGGGACGCAGCGGCTCACCATGCCCTCGACCTGGGTGCACACGAAAAACCCGGCCTTGCACCGGCTGAACTACCAGCTGGGCCTTCGCGCGCTGGTCTCCGGCCGCACGCTGATCGGCGAGGGCAAGAGCCTCGGCCAGATCGACCTCGCCACCTATTTCGTCGCTATGAACGTCTGCGACACGCTGCGGGCGAACGGCAAGAAGACCTATGAGTGCTCGCTCTTCGTCAGCGGCGACGACGACCACACAGAGGTGCTGAAGCAGTTTGATGACGCGATGGCCGGCTATGGGCTTAACCGCCGCGGCCTGTCCGGCGTCATTCCCGGTGCACCGCAGATCCCGGTCAAGGATCTGACTGCGGCCGACATCCCGATTGACCGTGCCAAGGACGTGCAGTTCCGGCCGTCGGCGTTCGAGCGCTTCAACCATCTCTCCGGCCAGTTCACCTCGATCGAGTCGATGTGGAACCCGGAGAGCCTGAAGCCGGTCTATGTGAATGCGGACATCGCCGCCGACGGCCGGAACCGGCAGACGAGCATCGATTTCCTGCAGGTGACCGATCCGGACATTGCGCAGTACCTGCTCAATATCCGCTACCGGCAGAACCGCATGGGCGGCAAGGCGACGGTTCCGGTCAGCCGTCGCTTTGGCCTCGCGGTGCAGGAAGGCGAGTGGATCACCTGGCGTGGCAAGAGCTGGCTGATCAGTGAATGGCGGGCGGACGAGCGGCTGCGCATCACCCTGGTGCTTTCGGAGACCAGTGCGGCGATCTATGACGACGACGGCATCGAGCCCGGCCCGATCGTCGTGCCGCCGACGCCGCCGATCAATCCGTCGCTGCTCTCGACCGTGCAGAACTTCAATGTTGCCGCCGGCATGATCAACGGCGCGCAGGGCTATGACACGCCGGCGCTCGTCTTCACCTGGACGCCGCCGCACGATCCGACGATCACCGCCGTCCGCTTTGTCTATCAGATCGAGGGCACGACAGAGATCTTCGAGGATCAGTGCACCTCACCCGAGGACGGTAGCTTCCGCACCACGAAGAACGTCGTCTCCGGTAAGGTCTACAATGCCCGGGCGACGATCACGACTGTGCCCGACCGACTGCGCACCTTCACGCCCTGGATGACGACGGCACAGCCGACGGGCTTGCAGACGCTGCTGACCGGCTTGCAACAGCTGCAGGACGATGCGCTGAACCGCTTCAAGGAACTGCAGCAGGAGATGGACGAATTCTTCCGGCCGCGCCTGGTCGAGCTGCTGGATGCTTTCTCACTTGAGGGTGCTGTCGGACAGATCGAGCGCCAGCAGATCGTTGCCACCATAGGTGATGCGCTGGCGCAGATCACCGAGGAGCGCCGGGTTCGCGTCTCCGAGAACGAGGCGATGGCGCAGTTGCTCACCTACCTGCAGGCTAGCCTCGGCACCACACATGCCCGGCTGATCACCGAGGAGACCGTGCGCGCAACGACGGACAGCGCCCTCGCAAGCTCGATCACGACACTCGACGCTGAAGTCGATGGCAACCTCGCCCGCTTGATCGCCGAGGAGACCGCTCGCGCAGACGGCGACGGCGCACTCGCGAGCAGCATCAGCGGCGTGAGCGCCGATTTCAACGGCCGGTTCGCACAAGGGCTGGTGAAGTTCGAGGCGGTCGCGGCGCCGACCGGCGTTGATGCGCGTTTCTCGGTGTTGTTGCGGGCCGGGACCAACCAGAGCTTCAAGGTGTCGGGCTTCTATGTCGAGCTTTACACCGAAGGCGGTGTGCAGAAGTCGCGCATGGCCGTGCAGGCAGATCAGTTCCTCGTCACGTCAGGCAATAACCGCCATTACCCACTCGTCTTCGAAAACGGCGAGTTGAAGCTGGCGATTGCCAACATCGGCACGGTCAATGCCGGTCTTCTTCAGTCGCTGAACGGCAAAATGAAAATCGACCTCAACAACGGCACGATCGAGATCTTCAGCTGATGACCAGGACAATGATTGGCGTCGATAGCACGGGCGCCGGCTGCATCAAGATCATGAAGAATGACGCCGACAATCCGCGCACCACGCCGGACAGCCAGCGGTCGAAGTTCCTCTATAACTCCAAATACGCTCTGAACGCGTCGATTGCGCATATCGAGCGTATCAATCAAATTAGCTCTGGGGGAAGTGTCCAATACAATTATTACCCGGCAGGGTCGAACGCGTCCAACTATCAGAAGATGGAAGGATCAGGCGGCGGGGAGTCGACATGGCTGTTCCGCAATTCCGCGTTCCCGAAATGCAAATACAATATGCCCCTGTTTGACGTGAAAGCCACACGGACAAACACCGGGCGTTTCAATCAGCAGCGAATTCAGCGCCGCTATTCAGGGAAATACTATAACGATCAAGGCGGCTATTTCTTTATGGGGAACTGGTATCAGGCCCCGTGGATGAAAAACTTTAGCGGCAGTGTCAGTCAATGGGGTGATTTCCCATATGGTACCTACGCCAAAATCACCACGTCAACGAATGACGATGCATACAACCGCTTCTTGTCGCGAGACAAGCGGTTGATCGTGTGGAACCTCCCTGGCAATGAAGACCCGTCGCTGGAAGCGCCGCCCCTGGCTCCAAATGGATCGAAGAACATCCTTCTGCGATCCGATAAGATGATAATTGCCAAGCCCGGCTACAACGCGGAGACGGCGAACGAATGGCAAGTTTCGTTCGACAGCCGCCGCGTGCCGGTCAAGGTCATTGCCGCCGCGGACATCGCAATTCCTGCCGGCGAATCCTTCTATGAGACCGGCATCACCTTGCCGGCAAACATCGCCCTTGATGTTCATTTTTACGAGGGATCAACGATCTATTACCCGTTCAATCCGAACATGAGTAACGGCCTGGGTGCGGATTATTGGTTCAGCGGCTCGCGAATTTATTTCAATTCGTCCGATACGATGCGCGCCCGGTTCATGCTCTACCTCGACGCGGGAGACCCGCCGACGAACGGCAGTAACCGCGTGCTAAGGGAATTCACCGAAAGCGGCCAGGACGTTGTGCAGTTCTTGCGCCCCGGTTCCGCCAACCCGCCATCATGGGCGGATATCATCATCGATACGCGCTGGCCTTGCGTGCAAATCATTGCGGAAGGCTATTTCAGTGTTGCGGTAGGCAGCCCGCTCCAAACGGTCATCAACTTTGACGCTTCCGGCATGTTCCCCATGGTCAAATACATGACCAAACACGGAGCGGGGTCCGAAACGAGCGTTGGCAGTTGGACCGAGTCCATCAAGCTTCCGACCGTTCGGCAACGCGTCTATTCGACCAACAGCAATTTCGAGTGTGGTGATAGTTCCCATTGCCGCCTCACACAGACAAGCGCCACGTTTGTCACCCATCGCGGGCAGCCCGGCGACTATTACAACGATGCAGACGATCCCGGCACGTGGCGCACGGAAGGCGCCGATCACGTGCTCGGCATCCGCTACTACATTCTCGGCATCCCAGCTTAGGAACTCCTGACATGACGATACCCTATGTAACCGGCACGGTTTCCGTGACCGCCGGCAGCGCCGTTGTCACCGGCTCCGGGACCGCTTGGGCCACCGCACTGATCGCCGGCGGGTTCTTCGGCCTCGACAGCAGCAACGGCAACCCGGTCCCGATCCTCTCCGTCGACAGCAACACGCAACTGACGCTGGCCAAGCCCTGGCGCGGCACCACGGCGGCCGGGCAGGGATACTGGATCATCCGCGATACGGCCTACCTGCAGCAGCAGACCGTCAACGCCCAGGCGCTCTCGACCTATATCCAGCGGCTCGACAATGCGGCGCTCACGGCGCTGGCCGGGCTCGACCCCGCGGCGGACAAGTTCGCCTACTTCACCGGTGCAAACTCGGGCGCGCTGGCGGACATCAAGGCAAAGGGGCGAGACCTGCTTTCGTCGACGGGTGTGCTCGACGCACTCCTGAAGCTCGGGCCGGTATGGGGTGGATCCGTTCGATCCCCTGCTAACAGTGATGTCGGATTGGTCGATGGCGACCTCAACACGATCACCGTTGCCGGCGTTTACACACTCTCGGGGAACTGGGCCAACACCTATGCCGGAGCTGCCTCGGTAGCCACGACAGGCACGCTCGTGGTTCTCCAGCGAAGCGCCAATGCCGTGTTTCAATATTTCTACCGAGACAACAACCAGGTCTTCAGAAGGAACACCGTCAACGGCGGCACAAGCTGGACGGACTGGACGATTGTTGAGCTACCGGTTGTAGGCACTGCCTCAAACTCGGCAGGCTTCCCGGCTGGCGCAATCATTGAGCGCGGCAGCAACGCCAACGGCGAGTACGTGCGTTTTGCTGACGGCACACAGATCTGTTGGGGGACGGGAACGACTAACGTTTCGACCAACCTCAACAACCACTTCGGATCTACCTCTGGAGCCTCGGTCACCGGCAACGCTTTGATCAGCTTCCCGGCGACGTTCTCGAACACAAACTACTCGGTATCGGTCTTCCCGACCTTCCGCGGCTTCACGGTGCTTGGCGCCTATTCAAAGAACGGTGCCAATGCCGCTGTCAGGATGGGCGTGTCAGGCTCGACCGCAAACGATGTTCCTTATGAATGGTCAGCTTACGGAAGGTGGTTCTGATGAAAATTGATCTCTCTCCCCAGCGCCGCGATGACCTCCTGGAGGTCACAAAGGCTGGTGACGCCCTCACGATCAACGGTATGGCATTCGACTTCTCGACCTTGCCGGACGGTGCGACGATCCCGGCCGGCGAGGTCCCTTGTGAATGGCTTGTTGGCCCCGTCGAACGGATCGCCGGCGAGCTTCACCTGACGCTCATCCTGCCGCACGGACCGGGCCCTTCTCAGGCCGTTGCATTTCCTCCGCTACTCATTGACCCGCCCGACGGGGTGATTGCATTGCCGGCCGATCCGCAGCCGTCGATCCCTGATCCTGCTGAAGAGGAGCCCGCCGATGTGGACGGTTGACCTATCGAAAGTTGTCACGGCCGAGCAGAAGGCGGCAGAGGCGAGCGCTGCGCTGCAGGCGCAATACTCCGCCGCCATCCAGGCGCATCTCGATGCCAAAGCGCGAGAGCGGCAATATGACGGCATCCAGACCGCCATCACCTATCGCGGCGATCCGAACCCGCAGTTCTCGGCCGAAGGTGAGGCGCTTTTCGCCTGGCGATCGGCAGTGTGGACCTATTCCACGGCCGAGCTGGTGAAGGTGCTCGCCGGCGAGCGAGCGCAGCCCAGTCTCGAAGAGTTCATGGCCGAGCTGCCGGCCTTTCAGTGGCCGCCGCAGCTGTAGCGGTTGGGGCTCTCGCCCATTCGGCGACAGCAATCGCTGAACTGAGCAATATGGCTGGCACGGCTAGCGCGGCGAGGAACCTGATCACGCTCTTCCGATGAGCTCGCTTGGGGTCCCACTCGTAAGACATTGTGCTTGCCCTTCATGATCCGACCGACGGCCCCGGCTCAACTATATGGGCACGGTTTCCGTTGCTGGTCGAGTGAATTCCCGCATTCCCGCTAAGACGGGCTTAAATCCCAAACCCAAAGGAAAAATCAGATGGACAGAACCGTGCCCCCCGGCGCGGCGATCCTGCTCGACTTCATCCGTGAAACGGAAGTCGGGCGGAGCGACCGCGCGTCCTATGACGTGATCTACGGCCATAACCAGGCCAAGCTGCCGAAACCGCTCACCGCCATGACCTATGGTGAGATCGTCGATGCGCAGGCGAAGTGGTCCAAGCGGTTCGGCTCTAGCGCGGCTGGCGGCTATCAGTTCATGCGGGCGACGCTGATCGATCTTGCGAAGCAGGTCACGTCGATCAGCGGAAAAGATGTCTTCACGCCCGATCTGCAGGACCGGCTCGCCTACAAGCTGCTCGTGCGGCGCGGCTACCCGGAGTACATCGTTGGTAAGATCAGCCTCGTCCAGTTCGCAGAAAACCTGGCGAAGGAATGGGCCTCCTTTCCGGTGCTGGTTTCGTGCAAGGGGGCGCATCGGGTTTTGAAACGCGGGCAGTCTTATTATGCCGGCGACGGGCTCAACAAGGCGCTGGTGAGGCCGGAGAAGGTCGAGGCGGTGCTGCAAGAGGTGCTTGACGTAGCGCGCCGGCCGCACGAACCGGTAGAGGAGCCGGAAGCTCGTCCCGTGCCTTCGCCCGGTCCGAAGCCGAAAGCGAAGCCGGTGCGCAAGTCCGGCCGGTTCTGGACATGGCTGCTGACGGCCGGCGGCACGATCGTCACCGGGCTGAAAGAACTGAACCTCGTCGTGCTCGACTGGCGGGTGCAGATCGCCATCCTCGTCGTCATCGTCGGTTTCGCTGTCTACGCGATCACTTCCATGCCGGCGGTGCGCGGCGCCCTGGGGCTGAAGTGATGGTCGGTTGGCCGAAGATCCTCGGCGACGTGCTCGTGCTCGCCGCCATCACCTGGGTCATCGTCGAGATCCGCGAGGACGGTGCCCGATCCGCTAAAACCGCTATTGAGAGACAGAACAATGATCGGCCAGCCGCGCTCATTCGAAGCGCAATGATTGCGACTCTTGCCTTGCTGCTGGCGGGCTGTGGAACTTCGGGGCCGGGGAGTGCGACGGCCCTTAGAAGCATCGTCGGGACTGATCTGATCGGCGTGCGCTGCGCGACGCCGGCGGATCAGCGGAAGATAGACCGGACCGTCGTCGGCATCTGCGCCGCGGCGGTGTGGACGAAAAGGGGACTGCGCGAGACACGGGGAAGGGCGCTGAATGTCGCAGAAATATTCGTCTCTGATCGAACTGCTCAATGCCTGGTTTGGCGGCGCGGCAACGACCATGATCGGCGCGCTGGTCGGCCGGCTGATGTGGCACACAAACGAAGTCCGGAAAATGCGCCGGAAGTTCTTCGGCAAGGAGCTGCTCTGGGAAATGCCGATCGCCGTCGGCATGGCCTTCATCGGCGAGGCGCTGGCGTCATGGCTGGCGCTGGAGCAACCGATGGCGACGGGCTTGATTGCTGCGCTCGCCTATCTCGGGCCGCGCGGGTCCGAGGTGCTGTTCATCCGGTGGCTTGCGACAAAGGTTGAAAATCGCTAGACGCTTTTGCTGATCGGGCTGATCTCGCTTCGTAGCCGTGCTCCTTTCCGATAGTTGCTAGTGCTGCAAGACCCGTGGCCTCAGTTCACGGCTTGCAGCAGAGTATCGTCCAGGGGGTCAGTACGCGATCAAAAGGTTGGGCGCCTTCCTCGACGTCGCTTTATGGTTTACTCGCCATCTCCAAGGTGCCCACGAGCGGTGCCCTCGCGCAAAGAGACGCCGGCAAGAAGCCGGCGCCAATCATTATCGAAATTAGGCCTCGCAGAGATTGCAGTTGTAATTAATAGGCTTTGCCCAGTTTGTAGAGAAAGTTGTCATCGTTGAATGGTACGCCCTTGCCGAACTTATACTCGTTAAGTGCATCTCGCGCTGCCTGCGTCATGGCCTCCCAGCTGATTGCAGGCTGCGTCCCGCCAATTGTCCGAGTACCCGACAGTGAAGGGTTGAGTGGAAATGGGTTCCGTTGATAGGCGACCTTCGGATGTGTTCCTCTCATGTAGGGATCTGTGTCCCGGATGTAATGGTCATGGCTCGAGTAGCTGACCGCGATAACGTGTGACTGGCTTTTACAAGCATCGGTCCAGACGACGATATTTTGCCAGCCAGATCGGTGCCCCATGTTGCCGGGCCCGTCGACGTTCATCTCCTTGGGGTAGTACCAAGCGTACATGATGCCGCACCGGTCCCCGAAGAACGTCGCTCTGACGTAGACCTGTCCAATGCTGCGGGCGCAATGGCCGTTCATCGCTCCCGACGGCGCCAGACCACCGCTGACGTTCCCATGAGCATCCACGGCGGGGAAAGGGACACAGCCGTTGAAGACCTTGAGAAAAGGCTGGAAGCTCTTGAGGAATTCGGAGACGTTCTCCTGAAATCCTACCACCTTATCGTGATCAATGACGTCAGCCGCGCGCGCCGGTATCGATAGTCCGCAAACAAAAACGAACATCAACGCGGTTAGCAGCCTTCGCCCATTGAGTGAAGAGACGGGTATCATTTTGTTTCCTTTGCTGCTTTGAACCATTTCGGTCCGCAACATGAATGTCTCAACAGCATGCAAGCCCCGGGGGGCTAAATTTGCAATATCGTGCTTGGTTGCAGGGGTGAGAGCTGAAGGAAGGACATTGCTCGCTGTTGAGCTACTTAGATGGAGATATGACCACACGGTTCAAGGAACAATCTGTGTCGTGGAGCCGATTACGGCCAATGTCGTTAGGCAAATACAAGAAAGTCTGCGTCACCGACGCTGACCCAGGCGACAAGGACGCTACAACGTCGTCGGGTGAACCTCGATGCAGCAAGCTGCATCGAGGGGAGCAGGAAAGAGCGGAATTTTTACTCCTACCTTTCTAAGATTTCGAGTCGTTGGCCATCGACAGCGGCCACAGTGTAAGTTCGCGTCGACCACGCGGCGCCGCCACAAGTCGATCCAAAAATGGAATATGTAAATCTGGTGCCAGGATGTAACCCCCCGAGGTCCATAGGGACCCCGTCAGCGGGAGTGAACTGCCGCGTTCCCGTCGGCAAGTAAAAGCGAAAACAACGCGTGACGTTCGTTCGGTTATAAGCTTTTACCATCGAGCAATGTGTACCATTATCATTGCATGGCTGATTTTGCGCGAAGGCAGGTGAGGAGATAGAGGCGGCGCCGAGCGCGACTAAACCTGCAGCGCCCGCACCAAGCTGGGACTGTGAAGCGGCTATCGCTGCCAACAGCCCGAGCCCCGCCGCGAGCTGGGAAAACTTCGTCATATTCGATACTCCCTTTCCTCATACTGTGACGTAGAGAAGAGTCCCTTTGCCAGGGATGTTCGGCAGAAGCCGATGTTAAAAGGCGTGGCAAGCGCCATTTTCAGCGCCCTAACCCCGGACTCTGCAGGATCATTGGTCCTCCATTGAGTTGGACGTTGGTGAGCATTCGGATCAGTTAGAGATGCGCCGGTAAAAGGGGTTGATCGCTCGGGGTATCGAATGAGCCGAAGACCGGTGACTCAAGCCATCGCGTGCGAAATCCAGGAGCCGAGTGAGCCTCCATCGTAGATGCCGGCGACTTCACCACCCTTGAACATGGCAAGCATTGGGAAGCCGTCTACGCCATACTGCGTCGCGAAATCGCGGTTTTCCCCGATGTTGAGCTTGATGACCTTGACCTTGCCAGCAAGCTCGGTGGCGACTTGTTCGAGGATGGGTTCAATCAGCTCGAACGGCGGGCACCGGTTTCCCCAGAAGTGGACGATGACTGCTTCGGCCGACTTCAGACCTTCTTCCGGGAAAGCGGAAACATCGCCTTCCACAATAGCCGTGGGGTACTCGGGAGTGGTGTTCATCTTCGGTGTTTGAACCGTCTTGGAAATCCAGGAGCGGAGTTTCGTCTCAATATTAGGTGGTGCGGCTCCGAGGAAAATGTCGTTGACTTCACCACCCTTGAACAAGGCAAGCATTGGGAAGCCGTATATGCCATACTGCTTCGCGAGCTCGGGGTTTTCAGTGTCGCTGACCTTGACGATCTTGACCTTGCCAGCAAGCTCGGTGGCGATTTCTTCGAGCAAAGGTGCAATTATCGCGCAGTGCCCGCACCCATCGAACGAGAAGATGGCGATGACCGGTTCGGCCGGCTTCAGAACTTCTTCCGAGAAATTGGAAGTATCGACTTTAACAATAGCCGAGGGGTGCTCATCGGGAGTGGTGGTGTTCATCGTGGTTCCTTTGTGTTCGAACCATTTTCGAAATCCAGGAGGGGAAGTGAGCCGCCTCCGACGTAGATGACTTCCCCACCCTTGAACATGGAAAGCCTTGGGATCGATGCGTTCTCCATACTGCCCCGCCAGCTGGGGTTTTCGTCGGTGTTGAGCTCGACTTGACCCCGCCGACAAGCTCGGTCGCCGCTTTGTCTCAGGATGGGTACAATAAGTCAACGTTCACAGCGACGTTCGTATTTTCACCGCTGCCACCCCTGCGTCGAACAGGTCGCCCCGCTGCCGCAGGCACCTTCGGGCGGGCAGGGCACGGCCTGCAGGCGGCCACGGAACGCAAACCCCCGTCTGGCGGCGCACAGCAATAGTCGTCAAAGTTGTAGCGACGACTCACTCGTAACTGGCGAGCGTTTTTGGCGACGCGTGGTCATTTACCCCGAGCGCTCCCCTGACGTGTGCGGACGAATCGACCTTTTCGAGTTCTCGTGAGGCGCTATGCGCCAATCGGCTAGGTGGAGAGCTCGCATTGCCGTCATCAATCTGAGCGGGTAGGAAGCGCCAACTGCCGACGCCCAGCGGCAGACAATGAGTGTCCTGTCTGGGGCCGGGAGCAAAATGTCGGCAACTAATTCATGATACCGCAAAGCAGACGGAAGGCAGCAGCAGATGCCGTGACACATCCGCGATGGAATACAGTCGTTCCTTGCACAGGCTACACCTGAACGAGGGTTGCGCCCTGTCAAGAACCACTTCACGTTGCAATACTGGCGTTGTAAGTCGGTCAGGGCGCACCAATGGGAGCGTTTCGTGTCCAAGGAAAGGTGTGTTCACGCTCAGCGTACGACATCCGACATTGTGTCGGCTTTGGCGGGTTTACAACACGGCGTTGTATGACTAAACGACTGAAACAAATGTACAACCGTTTCCTTGGCGCCGTCCTCTAGATTGGCATGAAGGTTGCGGCGGTGCGATGCTGCCGGACAGAGTGAAGAGATGGCTCGGCAAAATTGAAGGACGGGGGCGACTGGTTGCGATTGAACACGTTGTGCGTTGGCGGCCATGCGTCTGAGGCAAGGGCTTGGCCGCTCAAACGATGGGCGTTGCAGATGCCCATTGAGACGACGGTGGGTTTCGTCCTGTTCGTGATGGCATTCTTCGTCAGCGCGATGACTGCGAAAGGACACGAGACCAGCCTTGTCGGCATTTACCAGGGTTCGGAGCTAACCGCCACCGCCGATCATCTGGGACAAGGCGGATACGAGCTGTCGGATGGCACCCTGGTGTCTTTTGACAAGTGGTACCATAGCAATTGGACCGACATGCGATTTGAAATGTTGACGCAGCTGTCGGACGATTTCGGTATCCTGTGGGGCGCGAGCACCGGTCAGCGTGCCGAAAAGGTCCGAATCGAGCCGAGTGTGAAACTCGGCTTTATTTTGCAAAAGCGACCGACAGCATCCACGACGCTTTCTCTCACCGTCAGTTCAATTTTGGGCGGGAACCTGACGGAACGACCTTGCACAGCTGACTATGGTGCCATCAGCGGTGAGCAGAGTGTGAATTGCCGGCTGGCCGCGTCGCAATTGCGGCCCTCGGACACGTTGAAATACATGATAAACCTCGAGCCAAGCCGATTGAAAATCGATCTTCGGTTCACGGGTGAATTCTAGCGATGGTGAAAGGCAAGGCGGTAGATTTCGTTGATGAAGAACAATCAGACAGGAGATTTTTTATGCACAAAACGCAATGGTTCCCGGTAGGTTTTGTTGCCGGTCTTGTAGCGTTGGCGGCACCCGGTTTCGCGGGTGATCTTGGTGCCGCTGTCAGCGGCAAAGGAACGACCGGTTCTCCAGCCGCGGAAAGCAGTAGCTCGGGCTGTCCACAAAATGCCGACGGCACATTTTGCTGGATGAGCCCGGATATTGGTCAAGCATGGGCATCAGGCTTTATCGGTTCCGGCGTATCGATAAATGTCTCAGATGACTTCACGGGACAGCCAATTGATGGAGATCTCGGTCGCGGTACGCAGAGGCAGCGCCATGGGGATTGGGTCGCTCAAATTGCCGGCATGGTCGCCCCTGGCGCAAACATATTCAAGTATAATTATCTCGAGGAGTCTTCGATCGTGCTGCAGGACGGCCTGAATGTCATCAATGCGAGCTACGGCATGTGGGAGCCACTGAGCCAGCATCCGCGCGAGCAGGCGATCGTCGGTGCCGCCTGGGCGGGGACTGCCATCGTCACAAAGAGTGCCGACAACCACAGCCGCGAGGTAGGTCAGCCGCACGTAGGGGATTTCGATGAGCTAACCATCGGGCTGATCGGGGCGCCATCGGCAGTCTTTGTGGGTGCGCTGGAGCACAATGGCACTCCCGAGAACAAGGCACGGCTGGAGCCATACTCGAATTATGCCGGCTCAAACCCTGAGGTGCAGAACCACTTCCTGACCGTGGGTGTCGAGCGTGAAGAGATCGGCCAACGCGGCACGTCTTTCGCGGCACCTGTGGTTGCAGGCTATGCCGCCATCCTTGGCAGCAAGTTCACATCCGCAACACCGATACAGATTACTAATCAGCTGCTGGATACAGCCAGGACCGACACGCTCGTCAACTACAACCCGGCGGCTTACGGCCGCGGCGAGGCCAGCCTTTCGAGGGCGCTGGCACCCGTTTCGATCCACTAGACTGCCTCTCTACCCCATGCGTCCGAACGTGGGTGGGTCGCGGCGCCCAGGCGGTGGATTGCCGTCTGTGCCGTCGCGGCTCCGGCCGGGGAACACGTTGCGATAGCTGGCGAACGCTCATCTGAACCCCCTGAACATCGGTCTCTGGTTCAGAGGTCGTTCTAGCTACAAGCTCCTGATCATCGACGAGCTGGGCTTTGTGCCGCTGTCAAAGACCGGCGCGGAATTACTGTTCGAACTGATCTCGCAACGCAACGAGCGGGGTGCCACCCTGATCACCAGTAATCTGCCTTTGGACGAATGGACGGAAACTCTGGGATCCGAGCGCCTGACCGGCGCGCTGCTCGATCGCATCACCCACCACGTCAACATCCTCGAGATGAACGGCGACAGCTATCGTCTCGCTCAAAGCCGCGCCCGCAAGGCTGGCTGAAACCCCTCTCCAGAAAGCGTCGCGCGCGCATGAGACCCCGCTCGGGCTACGCCCTCCCCGGGGGTCTCATGCGCGCGCGACAGTGGCCGACTTTTGCTCCGCCCCGTGCCTGTTTTTACTCCGCCGTTGATATACGGCCGAATTGGGTGCGCGTTCCGGACGTGGCTAGCGTAGCGGACGGACAGCTGACCTGATCGGTGAGCGATTGCCTGAGCACTCCCAGGTCGAGTGTCTTCTCACCCGATTAGAAGGCATGATAAACAAAGCCTATGGGCATCAAGAACTATCTGATCGAAGGCGGTTCCGGCACTGGAAAGACGTCTGTCGCTACAGAACTGGAGCGGCGGGGCTACGATGTCATCCATGGTGATCGGGTCTTAGCTTATGTCGGTGACCCCGAGACAGGCCAGGCACTCGCCGGACCACCCAAAGGCGCAGACCGCGTCGCTTGGCGATATGCGCACTGGATCTGGCCCGTTGACAAGGTCCGCGCTATTGCTGCCGACACCACCCACCCTGCCACATTCTTCTGTGGCGGCTCACGCAATTCCCGAAAATTTCTGCACCTGTTCGACAAGGTATTCGTGCTCTACATCGACGTAGAGACGTTGAACCGAAGATTAGATGAACGGCCGCATGACTTTGGCTTTAAACGGGCCGAGCGGGCACTGGTACTCCGCTACCATCGTACTCGGGAGTATCTTCCTGCCGGCATCACCATCGACACGGCAAATACCGTCGCACGTGTGGTCGACGATATCCTCGCTCACCTCACCTGAAGCCTGAGCGATTGGTGAACGGAAGGAAGCACCAGGTTATGGCGGGAAAAATCGAAGCCGCTTGAACCGGTCACTATGCATCGTCACTTCATAGCCGACCGGCAGCTTTCAGCGACCCTGCCGCCGGAAACCGATCTGCCGCCGGAGCGATTGAACGATGTCGCGGGCGAAGAGCGTGGCGCTATACGGGTCGCGGCGGCGGCGTTGGCCTTTGGCGGCGAGACCGTTCAGCACCGGACGACCGTCCATCGCGAAACGGATGAAGATCGCGCCTTCGACATCGTATGAAAATGGCTCGTCCATCCCTCGGCTCTAGCAGCGAGAAGAGGTGAGAGCAATGTAGCGCGGCAGAAAGGGGCTATAGCGGCGCACACGCGCGAAAACGCGCTGCGCGCGCCCCATGCCGCAATAACTCTAATTATCTGACCTGTTTCACTACATCTGAGTTGTTGACAGCCGCAACAGCTTCACTTCCATCAGCCAGCGCCACGCCGACGACCGGCCCGCCGGAAGCGAAGGCAGTAAGAGCAGGGCCCGGTCGCGCACGTCGACCAGCCGATCGCCAGCGCAAGCCTGCAGGAGCTCTCGCAGGATATCGGTTGTCACAGCGCGTCTGCTCTTCCGTAGCCGCGGCCGATTGCTTCCCTTGACTGCCAGCCTTGGGCGCGCCTTTCAGTGGCGGCGCGCCGAAGGCGCCGGTGAGACCACGCCAGCGCGTCAGGATCGACCAGGAGGTCAGCCGCCGCCGGGGCCGTGCCCGGCGGCGGTCCGTCGGCCCTCAGCAGGCCCTCGGCACGTAATCCGACCTCGACAAGCCATGGGCCGGATCCTCGGCGCGCTTCACCGGATCCCACTGGGATGGGCAACGAATTTCAACAGCAATGACTTGGGCGCTGGCTAGGCCTCGAGGTGGCCTCGAGGTCGGAGGCGAGCGCCCTAAGAGTATTCTCGCCCGTGCCTTCCGCGGCAAGGTGCTTCAGTGTCGCTGCATCATCGTCTGTGAGCAGTGCGGCGAGCTGGTCGCGGCACGCGAATGGAATGATGCGTCGAGTGCGTCGAGTTCTTCGGCACAGCCGGCGATCGATGTCGACGCCACGATCGTCATCGCGGCAGCCCGTCTTCGTCATAGAGATCATCGTGCGCCGACGTCATGTCATGTTTCTGCCTCGGAATTCCTTCCGCAGCGCGCAAATCGCCTCGACCGAAGAGACTTTTCCACCCTCGACCAGTTTGCTGGCCGGGTGCGGCGATCTTTTAGGCGGTGCACGGCTCGGCCCCGAAAATGCGGGAAAGGTGTCGCCAATCCCACCGCAATGCCTCCGGCTGCCTTATGCTTGACCATGTCGGCGAAGGCGAGAAGGCGACAGCTATCCGCAGTTGACATGCCTGTTCCTCCATGCCGGCGTCGAGCGGATGACTGCCGGCGCCTATACGACATAGTCCGTCGCCTCGTCAAATCAACGACACAGATTGTTCCTTCTGGGTCAATTTCCAGATCTAACTATCTGAAAGAAAGCCATTAGCATCATTTTAGTCGCTCCTGCGGCCTGGCACGACTTTTGCACGCTCACCCCCTGGAGACGCATTCATGACAACGGTTTGAAGCACGTAAGGAAGAGGACGATGAAATGAGCGGCGGAAGAATTGCTACGGTTTTTGCCATATGCACGTCGTTATTACTCGGAAATTTGGCTCTGCCGCAGGGCCTCTCCTACACTCCGGTGCCATCCGGCTTTGACTTCCCGGCAGATGAGCGCGTCTTGCTGGACGCCGTCAGTAGGGGCGATGAGGAACAATTGCGCACGCATGCGTGGACGGTATTTGCAGGATTGACGCAAAAAACTCGGCAGAACGATCCGAACAGTGAAGCAGTCTGGGAAACCTGGTACACGGGGGATGAGGTTTTCTCTGCAGAAACGGGCGTACAAAAAGGTCTCAGATCTCTGAAGAGAGATCTCGTCGCGCCACGTCAATTCTCCCCGCATGGCGGTGCACATTTGAAAGCGGCCGGAGAGTCCCAACTATCATCCACCCTGTTCAATCAAGAGCTGAAGGATCATACCCGGTCGGAGAAGTTGCAGCTTCATAGAACGATGAAAGCCATCAACGACGGCTGGCCAGCGCAAACCCCGGTCGAAAACCGGAAGGTGAAGGATTATCCACGCGGCGCAATGTCGCTCAAATTGGTGTGGATGCCAGTGGCGAAGAACGGCATGACCGCGATCCCTACTTGGGACGAAATGCCAGTGACGGACGTTGCCGGGGCTTTCCCCCCGTCATCCTGGAAACGTCGGGTTGCCGTGGATCCGAGCCGAAGTTCCGTTCCCGAGGGCGAACTAACCGATCTGCCGGGATTTCCCGGATCAAGGGTTGTCCCGCTCACCGCGTTTCATCACTTCAAACTCGACGCTGAACAAGCAGCGAGGTTCGGCCGCGACGAAGGCGACTATGCTGTCTTGGTGGGCATGCACTACACAACCAAGGAGATCCCAAATTGGTTTTGGGCTACGTTTTGGTGGCATGACAGGCCGAACGACGGGCCCTATGCAGCGGACCGGCTCGATGACACCAAGATCAGGGGACCCTGGCGAAATTACCTGATGGATATCGCCTATGACATGGATCTTCCCAAAGAGACAAACGGCACGCCCAACGCCGTCTTCAACCCTTGGCTCGAGGCCCACTTTGAAAACGGCGTCAATTCGAACTGTATGACCTGCCACCAACGTGCCATCTGGACTGAACCGGACGCCACTTTCCTTCCCATCACAAGGGGGGCTGCGCCTGCAAATGATCCCATCTTTCGAAACAGCACAAAGGTAGATTTTCTCTGGTCACTGCCGCTTGAAGGGAACAATTGATTGCGCGGACAACCAAGGTGAGACTCAGCGTCAATCAGGATGAGACTCGGCGGCGGGGGTGTGAACAAGGGAGGGCGTAGCCCGACCGGAGTTACACCCGGCTGTTGTGCGCGTCAACGTCACCTTCGAGCGCGGTCTGCTCAGGGCAATCGACGAGGCGGCGAAGGATCGCTCTCTGACCCGCTCGGCCTTTCTGGCCAATGCCGCGCGCCGCGAGATCGAAGGCGCGCACGAACACAATCTATTTCAAATAGATGGCGCGATTTTAATCCCCGACCAGCTACGGCAGACCGCCGCAGTTATTAGAAAACCCGCACGAGACGATACGGGACGCGGCGAGAAAACCCGAGAACAAATAGGGAAACGAGCGTTAGAAAACCTGAAACGTTTCAAAACGTTAATTGGGCCCTCCGGGACCACCACTACTGTTTCGCTGGGGCGACGATGTCCAACCACTTCCAGCCCTCGTACTTGTCACCGCGCTGCTTGATGTGAGAGTAGCGTTTCAGCGAATTCCAGGAGCGGTGGCCGGAGACGGTGGCGACGTGGGGAATATTCCAGCCAAGCTCAAACAGTCGCGAAACGCCTTCGTGACGCAGATCGTGGAAATGCAGATCCTCGATCCCAAGAAGGCTGCACGCTCTGGTAAAGGACGCGCTGACGCTCCTCGCCTCGTAGGGGAAGATTTCTTTTACCTTGGTGGGTGGCATAGCAGCGATTATGCGAATTGCTTCCGGCGGTAGATCGCACCACACGTCGTTACCGATCTTCTCGCCTGGATTCTTCATGTCCCTGACGAGCACGCGCTTGTTTTCGTCCTCATAGTCGGACCAGGTGATGCGGGAAATCTCCTCCTGACGGCGGGTCGAGAAAATCGCGAAGGCGATCAGCCGGCGCATGGGAATGTGTGCGGCGTAGCGGCTCTCGCGATCGCTGTAATGCTCCATCAGCTTCCCAAGCTCCTCGAGCGTGGGGCGACGGTCGCGCTGCGTCGATTTCGCTATCAGGCCTAGACGCTTCAGCACAACCTGGGCGTCCTCCATCGCCGAATAGTCCAGATCGATCTTCCACGCCGGCCGAGCGATTGCGAAAATGCTGGACAGGTGCGAAATGTAGTTGCCGACCGTCTGGGGCTGTCGCCCGTGAGAGAGCTCCGTGGCGAACTTGACGATGTCGGCGCTCTCAATTTCCTTGCATGCCATGTTGGCGATTTCGAACTCGTCCTTGATCTTGGCGAGCACCTGCGCCTTGGTCCGGCCGATCTTTTTCTTGCTCTCTTTGATATAGCGATCGATGGCGTGGGCGAGGGTGGAATTCTCTTTCAGGCGGTCGATGGCGCCCGGTTCCCTTAGCTCGGTTTCCCTCTTCTTTATCCAAGCGGTTGCCACTGCCTTGCGCTCGAACGTCTGTGATTCCGAATGGACGACCACCTTATCTCGCTTTAAGCGGATCTGCGCTGTATAAGATTTCTTCCCGTTCTTGCTTTTTCGCTCGGTTATCGTGCCCAT